TTTTCGTGAATCTTTAACGAGGGTCGTACGAGTCGATCGCCCACTGACGCGACAAGAATTTGTCGAGATGTATGTGGGCCGTCGTCGTGCGATTTACCAACGAGCTGCCGATAGCCTTGCTGTGAGGCCACTGTGCATCAGTGACAGTTACATGAGCACTTTTCCAAAATGTGAGAAAACCGCCAAGCTCACATCAGCCCCGCGAGTTATACAGCCGCGATCCCCGCGGTATAACGTCGAGGTTGGGAGGTACCTCAAGCCAATGGAGAAAAGAATATGCAATGGCATTGCGGATGTTTACGGTGGAGCGACCGTGCTAAAAGGGATGAATGCAAACGAGAGTGCGTTGGAATTGCGCAAGATGTGGGATGAGTTTGACGAGCCAGCTGCCATTGGAGCAGATGCTGTCAGGTTTGATCAGCACGTAAGTGTCGATGCTCAAATATCAGCATTCGGTGTACACTGCCCTCGTACCCGATAGCAACCGCCGTAAATTAAGTCGGCTTTTGAAGCCTCAGTTAAAGAATGTGGGTTTTGGACGAACGAACGAGGGAACGCTTAAGTACATTGTGGCTGGCAGGAGGATGTCTGGTGATATGAACACAGGCATGGGTAATTGCTTGCTTATGTGTGCTATGTGGCACCCTTTCATGAAGGAGTACAAGATTAAGATGCGTCTCGCAAACAACGGGGATGACTGTGTCATCATCTGTGAAAAGCGTGACATCTGGAAGATCCTGAAGTACGGTCCTGATTGGTTTCTCAAGTTCGGTTTTGTCATGGAGTTTGAGTCAGTTGTCCACCAGTTTGAGCGGGTGGACTTTTGTCAAACTCGGCCTGTCTGCGTTGATGGTCGGTGGCGCATGGTCCGAGATCCGAGGGTATCTCTCGATAAAGACCTATCCACAACGATTGACATCAGCAATAAGACCGGAGGCCAGAAATGGTTGCACGCAATTGGTTCATGTGGGCTTGCGCTCACGTCTGGATTACCCGTGCTACAAGAGTACTACTCTTGCCTCAAAAACAACGGATGCGAGGGGAGAGTCTTGGACGACCCCACGTATGACGGTGGTTTCATTCGAATGGCTGCAGGCATGGATGGGGGTTACGTGGCGGTGGCAGACTCAACTAGGGTCAGCTTCTGGCGTGCGTTCGGCATCACCCCCGATATCCAAGAGCTGATGGAGGCATATTACCACGATCGAGTGGTTGACCTATCCGCCGGGGAACAAGTTGACCAACTGTCCCCCTTACTAAATAATTTCACTGACCTTGATGGTTAAGTCTAATAAAAAGAAGAAGACGCCGTCGCCTAAGGCGACGGTGCGCACCCGCGCGACGAAGCGGGTGTTGGCGCGTCCGGTATTCGGCAGGGATAGCACGTACGTTGAAAAGGTATTGTCTATGTGGAGTGACCCATGTCGGGCGGATTTGGTACATCCACCGTATGAGGGTACGGATGCAGGTTATTTGGTTCGCACTGTCGACATTTATCAGCCTGGCGCCGTACCCACTACAACTGGGGCAACCACTGGCGATTTCTACCTGAGCTGGTCACCCTGGAATTATGGGGCTGGTACAGGTTACGTATACGGTGGCAATAGTGCGGGTTTGACATTCACGCTCGCAAATGATCGGGGA